CTGCTGGAACTGGATCATCTGGAAAAACAATCGTCACTCCAGCACCATCCTCTGGAGGAAAACCACCAACAGGTTCTTCTGGATCTTCTTCTGCTGCTACCAAGGAAGCAGAAAAAGCGGTCACTAAAACAGCAACAAGAAGTGTAGGAAAAGGTATTCTTAAGGGAATTGGAAAAATTGCAGGTCCTGCTTCTGCCGCTCTTGATGTTGCCGATGAAAGATCAAAAGGATCTGGATGGGCAAGATCGTTGGCAAAAGGTGCTGTAGTCGCTGCTGGTGGTGCTCTTGGCGGAACTGCTGGAAGTGTTGCTGGCCCAGTTGGATCAATTGGTGGTGCTGTAGGGGGATCTATGGCAGCATCTAAGGCATTTGATGTTGCCGCTGGTGCAAATGCGAAAGAAAGAAAAGCAATTGCAACTGCTAATCGCCAAAGTCAGTCGGGTGGAGCAATTAAAGGTATTGGTGGCAAGACTACTTTTGATACCAAAAAGAATACCATTACGACTGGTACGGGAGCACAAAGAAAAACCGCTCAGTTGGGTAAAACTTCTGTTGTTACTGGCCCTGGTGGTAAGCAAGATGTTGGATACCTTGCATATAAAGGTGGTAAGGCAGTTTATAAGAGAGCAGATACCAAGAGTCTCGCGCAGACTTCTTCAAATCCATTAGAAAGAATCGGTAGATCTTTATTTGCTGGTGCTTATAAGAAATCTGATGCTGCGAATACTGCTAAGAAACTTGCTGCGGCAAGACAATCTGATGTTGCTCGTAATAAGGCACTTGGAGTAAAGGCACTTCCTGGCAAATAAAACTGTAACATTTGTTACAAAATTATTTGACTAAATATCCGAGATGAGGTATAGTACCTCTACGTTCATCTGGTTATCCAGACGGAAGTAAGCCGACGCGGAACGGATCGTTCATCCTATTAAGGACGCAAACGCCGACTGAAGGAACGCTCTTTAACCTAAACAACTAAGGAGAAAACCTAATGTCACAAGTAGTTTATCGTGGTGTCCCTTACGACACCGAAGTGCGTAAGCAAGAGCAAGCGCAGCAACAACCTCAACAATACGATGCCCAATATCGTGGAGTAAAGTTTGTTAAGGAGGTTGAGAACAAATGAAAAATAATAACTGGCAACTTGTTCTGATCAAACAACAAAAAGAAAAAGAGCAACGTAAACACCAAGCAAAACTAGCAATGGCAATGCGCTGATATTTGGAGGGGACTTGATCCCCTCTTTTTTTTATGCTAGAATAAGTTGAAAGAATTATATCCTATGGACAAAGACAAACTGAAACTGATTGTTCGAAATATGGAACTTCTTGTTGATTCTTTGAAAGCAGAAATTTATTCTGATGTTTCTGCTTATACTCCTATGAAACCGATGGGAAAAAAACCAATTTTAGATTACGACGAAATTTTTGAGGGTGATGATGGGTATGCCGACTGACAGAGCAAGAAAAATGATGAAATTGCTCCGTAGATTAATCAAACAGGAGCATTTGTATAGTTCTGAGCAGTTGATTGAAATGAAATCACAACTTAGAATTTTGGAAAAAGAACTCGCACAAATTGAAGTACAGACATCAAAAGGATTTGGAAAATGACAGTAAAACTTATCAGCGTGACTCCCGATGCAGAAAAAACAATGGCATTTATTGCACGAGTTTCTAATCCTGCGAATCAAGACAACGAAAACTATTCCAAGTTGCTTGCTTATTGTATTAAGCATAATCATTGGTCTGTGTTTGAGCAGTCTTCTATGACCCTTGAGATTGAAACGAATCGTGGCATTGCAGCTCAAATTTTGCGACACAGGAGTTTCACATTTCAGGAATTTTCGCAGCGTTATGCTGACACAAATTTGATTTCTGAGGAGATTCCTCTACCAGAACTTCGTAGGCAAGATACAAAGAACCGTCAGAACTCCACAGATGACCTTCCAGTGGATCTTAAGATTGAATTGTATGCGAAGATCCAAGATCACTTTGATGCCGCTCAGGATCTCTACAAAGAACTCCTGGAGGCAGATGTGGCAAAAGAGTGTGCTAGATTTGTATTGCCCCTGGCAGTTCCTACAAAAATCTATATGACTGGCTCTTGCAGGTCGTGGATTCATTATATCAATCTGCGTTCTGCTCATGGAACTCAGAAAGAACACATGATAATTGCAGAGGAATGTAAGAAGGTATTTACCGAACAGTTTCCATCAGTCTCGCAAGCCCTTGAGTGGGTCTAAATAACGATACACATTATTAAAACTTATGGCAATATATCCAATTATTCACAAAGAAACTGGTGAAACAAAAGTGATTGAAATGAGTGTCCATGACATCACACAGTGGTACACGGATAATCCCGAATGGCAAAGGGATTGGTCACAAGGATGTGCTACACCAGGAGAGGTTGGTGAGTGGAAAGATAAACTCATCAGTCGTAATCCTGGATGGAACGATGTCCTTTCTAAAGCAAGCAAGGCTCCTGGTTCAAGAGTAAAGAAAATCTAAATTACTAATATGGCAAGAAGAAAAAGAACGACGAATGATCAACCAATCGGTGTTGGTCTTACAACCCGTCAGATGAAAAGAAAGAAGGCACTTGGAAGTGAATATCTATTAGATATTGACCCACTTACAGACAATCAAAGAAAACTTTTTGATGCATATGCCGAAGGAAAGCATCTTGTCGCTTATGGATGTGCAGGAACTGGTAAGACTTTCATCACTCTTTATAATGCTCTTCGTGAAGTTCTGGATGAAAGAACTCCCTATGAGAAAATCTATCTGGTTCGTTCTTTAGTTGCCACAAGGGAGATTGGTTTCCTTCCTGGTTCCTATGAGGATAAGTCGGACATCTACCAGATTCCTTATAAGAATATGGTTAAGTATATGTTTCAGATGCCTTCCGATGCTGAGTTTGAGATGCTCTATGGCAATCTTAAGTCACAAGAAACAATTAAGTTTTGGAGCACCTCATTCTTAAGAGGAACTACGCTTGATAATTCAATTGTGATTGTAGATGAATTCCAAAACTGTACAGCACATGAACTGGATTCAATCATTACTCGTGTTGGTGAGAACTCTAAGATTATGTTTTGTGGAGATGCTACTCAGTCCGATCTACAAAAGACTAATGACCGTAATGGAATTGTTGATTTTATGAGCATCTTGCGTAAAATGCCATCTATTGATATAGTAGAATTTGGTGTCGATGATATTGTCCGTTCTGGACTTGTCAAGGAATATATTATTGCAAAACTAGAAGCAGGTTTTTAATGTTCAATCATGTTGATTTGATTCTTCCGAAACTTGAACGGGAGACTATAGATGGTATTCGATATTATAAAGTTCCTGATGAAGATGAGATTCTAAGACTCTTTTCTATTACATCAGTTACAAGTCATTTCAACAAAGACATCTTTGTAAAATGGCGTAAGAAAGTTGGAGATGAAGAAGCAGACCGTATCACAAAACTTGCAACAAGTCGTGGTACGGATATGCATACTCTTACAGAGTATTTTCTGAAAAATCAAGATCTTCCTACGGATATTCTTCCAATCTCAGAGTTTCTGTTCAACATTTCTAAGTCAACTCTTAAGAATATAAATAATATTCACGCTCTTGAAGGTTCCCTATATAGTAAGCAATTAGGTATTGCGGGAACCGTCGATTGTATTGCAGAATACAATGGTGAATTAGCAATTATCGACTTTAAGACTTCGAAGAAACCAAAACCACGCGAGTGGATTGAACACTATTTTGTTCAATGTATGGCATATGGTTGTATGTTATACGAAATTACTGGTATAATGGTAAAGAAATTAGTCATTATTATGGCTTGTGAAAATGGAGAATGTGTTGTTTATGAAGAATATGACAAAGGAAAGTACATCAAATTGCTCTCCGAATATATTAGAACATTTGTTAGAGATAAATTGGAACTCTATGGAACCAAGTAAAGAACTAGAACAAGCAATAGAGGACAAGTTTCTAACTCCTTCCAAGTTTGCACTGGAAGTAGAGAAGATTGTTGCAGAAGAAAAGTGCAATTATATTGATGCAATTGTTCATTATTGTGAGGTGAATAATATTGAAGTGGATTCAATTACTAAATTGATTTCTAAACCACTTAAAGAAAGATTGAAGTATGATGCCATCAATCTTAATTTTATGAAAAAAACTTCGAGAGCAAAACTTCCCCTATGAGTCCTTTTGAGACATATCAACATTATCTTTCACTCAAAAGTCATTTCACAAATCCAAAATATGATTTCTTTAAGTATGGTGGGAAGTCCAGAGCAACTCTAACTTCCTTCAACAAACGCAAAGACAAATATTTCTTTGAGAAATCTTCAAGGAAATATTCCGATAAGGAAATTGTAGATTTTCTTGTATCGAATTTTATTGCTACGGACAACCCACAAAACATATGGATTGGAGAAATTATAAATTCTGGAGAAAGAACATACACAGAGTGGATGAAACGACAGCAGAGTTTAACCTACTTGTTCAAAGAACAATCGGAAGAATTACTCTCGGAAATCAAATTAGAAGATGCTTTCAATTGTTCGAAAGGTCATCCACCAGTACTAAAAAAATTCCTAGGCGGGAAGATTGCCCCCGAAGTTTTAGTGATTTATGATATAATCTTCCAGTTCGGGAATGTGTTTGATAAAAAACTTATGGACCCAGTGTGGGAAACCGTAAGTTTAAAAATCAAGAAGTACAAACCATTTCTAAATATTGATAAGTTTCAGTACAAAAAACTTTTACGGGAAATTGTAAATGAGTAAATTCTTTGATTCTGAATTGATTCAGGAAGAACTAGAAGAAATTAATGAACTTCAAAAGTTCATTTATGGAAGTATTCTTACCTTTGGTTCAATGTCCCGTGAAAATAAACTGGAACATATTGAAAAAATGACTCAGTTGTTAGAAAAACAACGCATTATGTACACAAGGCTTTCTCTTTCTGATGATCCACAAGCGATTGAGATGAAAGAGAATCTTCGCAAATCAGTTGCTCTGATGGGTTTTCCACCAGATACTGATATGAATTTACTTTTTAATAGCATGAACAAAACTATCGAGTCTCTCAAGCAATTCATTGACAAGTGAGACCATTCTTGTTATAATATCCAAGTAAATCCAAAACATCCAATTTACACAACGAATCCAAATGTCTTTTTCTGATCTTAAAAAACAATCCAAACTTGGTTCCCTGACTGCTAAACTGGTCAAGGAAGTCGAAAAAATGAATAATACGGCATCATCGGGTGATGATCGCGTGTGGAAACTCGAATGCGATAAGAGTGGTAACGGTTATGCCGTCATTCGTTTTCTTCCTGCTCCTAACGGTGAAGATCTGCCGTTTGTGAAACTCTATTCTCATGCCTTCCAAGGTCCTGGCGGTTGGTATATTGAGAACTCCCTGACCACTCTCAATCAAAAGGATCCTGTGTCGGAACTAAACTCTGAACTCTGGAACAACGGCACCGATGCTGGAAAAGAAATTGCTCGTAAGCAGAAGCGCAAATTGACTTATGTGAGCAACATTTATGTGGTCAAAGATCCTGCAAATCCTGCTAATGAAGGTAAAGTATTCCTTTATAAGTTTGGTAAGAAAATCTTTGATAAGATTACTGCTGCAATGCAACCAGAATTTGAGGATGAGACTCCCATTGATCCGTTTGACTTTTGGCAGGGTGCTAATTTCAAATTGAAGGCAAAAAACGTTGCTGGTTATCGCAATTATGATTCCAGTGAGTTTGCCGCACAAGGTTCTCTGCTGGATGATGATGATGCAATGGAAGCAATCTGGAAGAAGCAATATTCTCTTGCCGAACTCGTTGCTGCTGACCAGTTCAAGTCTTATGATGAACTGAAGAAGCGTCTTGATTATGTTCTTGGTAACAAAGGTGCTCGTCGCCAAGATCCTGAAGTTGCTGATGAAGAAGAGACTTCTCGTGGTCCAGTTCGTGACCTTGATGAAGATCTTCGCACCGAACTTAGGAATCTGACTCCTACTAAGTCTTCTTCTTTTGATGAAGAAGATGAAGATGATACCTTGTCGTATTTTGCAAAACTTGCTGAGTGAAATCAGATTACACTATTGAACGTGTAAGTAAATCCGAAGCCGCAGAGTTACTTCTGCGGTTTCATTATCTTAAGGACTTTTCAAAGGGATTTAAGTCTGGGTATAATTACGGTCTTTATAAGAATAATGATTTTTGCCCATTGAATATTGGTGGTATTCAGGGAGTCTGTGTGTTCACTGGACTCCCTGTTCCAGAAATTGCCCAAGGTGCTTTTGGATTGGAACGTAATGAACAGCAAGGATTATTTGAACTTTCGCGCCTCTGCATCCACCCAGACACACAATCTGTGGAGCATAATATCACTTCTTGGTTTGTTTCAAGATCGATTAGACAGTTACGGAAGGATACTGAAGTTAAAGCAATCATCTCTTACGCTGATAGTGATTTCCATAATGGCACAATCTATCGCGCTTGTAATTTTAAATATTGCGGACTCACAGACCCAAAGAAGGATTTCTACTTTGCAGATGGAACTAAACACTCTAGAGGCAAAATTAAAGGTGCTGCAGGAGAATGGAAAGACCGCTCCCGCAAGCACCGATATGTGATGGTGTTTGATAAGAGTCTAGAACTCTTATGGCATAGTGACCCTAGTATTCTCAGTACGAATTAAAGTTTTATCGATATATTGCGAAGATTTATCATAATACATAATCTTTCTCATATCATTTAGATATTGTTGAAGATAATTTGCTTTTAAAATATAAATGGTCCTTTTTTCATTATTTTTTCTAACCTCATACTCATAATTACTAATTCCAATAACTGGTGCAGGAGTAATATTTTGAGTTGGAATGTATGGATCTGGAATTGTGAAATTATAATCTACAACTTTACCCGCAGGAAGAATTAAACGACCCTGTGAGTCCTTAACTTCTTTAGTTTCATAATGATGTAAAGCATTTAATTGAGTTCCATAAATTTCTTCAGCATAATTATAAACATCTTTATCAGATAAAGGCCATTCATTTCTAATATTCACAATTCCGGCAGTTAAAATTACAACCCAATCTAAATCTGGTTTACCATAAAGTTCTTCTGCTACAGTATCGGGACGAGCACCATCTTGAATTTGATACTTATTAAAGAGAGTAAAAACATTTTGAAGATCATCACGAAGTTTAACTCTGCGAAATAAATTCTTTGCACGAACATAAGCATCCGAAGATATTCTATCAACAAAAGGTGATTGATATTCTAAATCTGGTAGTTCTCTGAAATATCCCATTAGTATCCAACTCCATCTGTTAAAGGAATTTTATTATAATCTTCAAAGTAAATTGGATTCAGTTCTTGGAATGAAAGTGTAAGTTTCATATGAACTGGAGTTGCATCTTCATAAGTTGCATAAACCCCAGATCCAGTATAATCTACTATCATGTTTACCAATGCACATGGTTTAAATGAATGAAGGAATGGGTGTTTTTTATTCCCCGATTTATAAGTTAATTGGAATATTTCTGGAGAACTAATAAAAAGACCAGCACCAGTTCCACTTGAGGTTTTAGCTGCCATTGATGCTTTGAAGGTTCTTATAATATTTTTAACTGCCGTTGCTTCTTTTTCTTCTCTTGGTGCAAGATTGAATGAAAAATTAAAAGATCTTAATTGAACTCCTTGAAATAAAAGTTCCATATTTGGGTTAAGAACCTGACCAGAAGTTCTTGCGAGAACTCCTTCTGCACTCACATTTCCACCAAGAGTTCCAACTGCTTTTGCTGACATATAACTAGTAACTAAATCTTGCCCATTTCCATTTGTAAGAGCGGATTTGAAAGCACCTGCCATTTGTGAAACTTTAGTTAATGGATTTTCTCCTTGCATTACACCTTGCGCTAAACCAACTCCCGCAGCTTCTAAAGGATTTATGGTATCTTCTCCCCATTTAACCATATTAGTATCAGAAATTCCCTGTGGCATGGGAAGCAAAATTTGATACAATGGATTTTTTAAACTTTGAGATTCTAATGCTTCTGTGGAAGTTCTTTGAAGTAGACTAGAACCTGATAAATCTACACCTGGAGGAACATAATCGACGACAAGAATCTCAAGATAATCATCTAATTTGTCTAATTTTTTTAATGGATATCTATAAGACCCTTTAAGTGCCATTTATCTTTTCTAACTATTTAGACTAGGTTGACAGTATTTTCCTATATGGAACATCATGAAGATAATCAAATTCTTCACCTTTTTGAACTCTATGAAAAACTCCAGTGACATTTTCCCAGAGATAATTTCTGTGATCCGGCCAATGAACATTAAATCCTTTAAAACCAGAAAGATTGACTGATTCGACCATTAATAATGGATGTTGATCATAAAAAATTCTTGGAGTGATTGCTGTATAAATGAAGGTATATATATTTCCTGGTCTTGGATATGGTTCAGTATCATCAAATATTCTTTGAATAATTGCCATAAGTTCATCTGGACTATCAGTTGCTTGAGAAATTGCTTCATCTAGCATTTGAACTCTACTTAACTTTTTAGTAGGTACTTCTATTCTTTGTAAGTCTTCTAAAGTTTCTTCTTGTTGTATCGCACTTTTTTGTTGCTCAGAAAGTTTTTCTCTTTGACTTGTAAGAAGAGATTTAATTTTTCCTTTTGGAATTTTACTTACTTTTCTTGCCATCAATTAATACCTAATTCGTTTTCGGTAAGAACTTTAAATTCCAATCCACGATCCGCACAAAATTCTCTAGCAGCTTTCCATTTTGCTTGATTCTTTGCGTATTCTACAACTTCAAAAATATATCCTTTTGTTTTTCTTTTTTGTGGTGTTGGTTCTATTGTTTGTTTTTTTGGTTTAATCTCAATAATATATTTTTTAACTTGCCCATTACTTTCTTTTACTTTGATATAAAAATCTGGATAATATCTATGAATCTTATTATCTACAGGAGATCTATATGGTAATGCAATTTCTTCACTTCCCCATTCTAAAATATTTTCATTAAGGTCACAATATTTCATGAAACGACGCTCCCACAAAGACCTATAAATGATATTACTATAATCTCCTCGGTATTTCTGTGGGTTGGTTGGTTGATATTTTCCTTTATACGACATCTAAATATAGTATAAGACCTTAAGAGTATTTAGAGTGTCTACTGCCCGCCCTCGCAAGATATCACAAATTAAACCAATTTTCGGTAATCTTGCACAAACTTCTCATTATCATGTTTCTTTTGGAGCATTATCACGCCCTCTTCAAAATCACTTAAGTTTAAGAGGTGTTGATTGGGCATTTGTTGCCGAAAATGCGGGATTATTGTGCTCTTCTGCATCATTACCAGGTAGTAGTATAGGAACGTCAGATATTGTTGGTGATGTTAGTGGAGTGGCTGAAAAAATGGCCAATAGCAGAGTATTTACTGCATTAGATCTAACATTTTATGTCGATAAAGAATATAAAATGATTAAATTTTTAGAGCATTGGATAGAATTTATTGCTAGTGGATCTGGAGCAAATTTAATAGATGAGGGATATTTTTTCAGAATGAAATATCCAAAGGATTATAAATCAGATACTGTTAAAATTTTAAAATTTGATAGAGATTATAATAATGAAATTGAGTATAACTTTTTTAAATTATTTCCAACCACAATGTATTCTCCGACAGTTGCATATAATGAGACTCAAATATTAACTGTAACTGCATCATTTAATTATGAAAGATATGTTTGTGGATCTACTAGAAGTATAGATATTTCTTATTTAAGAAGTAATAATTTAATACCTCAAAATGTAACTGCATCAACATCATCATCAACATCTACACCCAAAAATAATTCTAATAGACTTGCAACTGGAAGAGAAGAAATGATTTGGAGAAATCTTAATCAAGGTACTGGAAGATTGGATGATCCAAGACCAAGAGGAATTGGTGGGCCTATTAATCCTAGTCCAGATGCAAAAGCAGTTTCTAATAGTTCTAGTCCAAATAATTCTAGTTGGTTTAGAACACTATAAATAACAGCATCTGAATTCTATAGGACATTATGCCTTTACCAAAGATTGCGACTCCAATTTATGAGTTGGAAATTCCATCATTAAAAAAGAAAATTAGATATCGTCCATTTTTAGTTAAAGAAGAAAAGATCCTCATTATTGCAATGGAGAGTGAGGATAGTAAGCAAATTGCAAATGCAGTCAAGACTGTAATTTCTAACTGTATTTTGAGTAAAGGAATTAAGATTGATGATCTTTCAACATTTGATATTGAATATTTGTTCTTAAATATTCGTGGTAAATCTGTTGGTGAGACTGTCGATGTATTAATTACGTGTCCAGATGATGGAGTAACAAAAGTTCCTGTCAGTATCAATTTAGATGAGATTTTAGTACAGGAGCAAGAAGGACATACTAGAGATATTAAATTAGATGATACTTTAACCATGAGAATGAAGTATCCTTCCATGGCAGAATTTATTAAAAATAATTTTAATAGTGGAGAAGGAATTGGTGTTAATGAATCCTTCGATCTAATTTGTTCATGTATTGATCAGGTATATTCTGAAGAAGAGTCATGGATTGGAAGCGAATGTTCAAAGAAAGAACTTTCGGAATTTGTTGAACAATTGAGTTCAAAGCAATTCAAAGAAATTGAGAAGTTTTTTGAAACAATGCCAAAACTTTCTCATAATATTAAAATTAAAAATCCAAATACTGATGTTGAAAGTGAAGTTGTACTGGAGGGACTTCCTGCTTTTTTCGTGTAAGTATGGCGCATAATGATCTTGCGTCATACTTCCGAACTAATTTTTCCTTGATGCAACACCATAAATATTCATTAACAGAGCTTGAAAATATGATTCCTTGGGAAAAGGAAATTTACATTACACTTTTACAACAATATATTGAAGAAGAAAATCTTAAAAATCAACAATCCTAATGGCAGTTCTACCATCGCCACTTTCCAATTCCATTCAGGGTATTAATGAAAGTACCGTATCGGGAAGTGTTTTTGGTGGTAATAGGCAGGATCCCGAAACAAAATCTACACTTCAATCACTTTCATCTTCAGTAGTATCACTACAAAATCAAGTTAATCAATTAAATAATAATAATATCACCAATGTTAAAGTTTTTTCAAATTTTCAACAGTCTTTTTCCACTCAAATTGATAGCGTAAGACTTCAATTAAATAAAGTTAATGAAACTCTAGAATCAGTTGCAACAATAACTGCAAGTGAAAGTGCTCTTGAAAAGCAAAAAGATCTTTATGAGCAAGAAAAAGAAAAAAGATTGGCAGAAGCAGGAGCAAGAGGAGGAAAAGAAAATCTTCTAGAAACTAAAATTCAAAGTGCTTTATCGGAACCAGTAAATCGTATTGGAAATAAAGTTTCATTTGGATTCCAAAATTTAATGTCGTTTATAATGACATTACTTGGAGGATGGTTAACTCTTGAAGGAATCAAGGCGATCAAAGCTTATCAAGATGGTGATAAGAAACAACTAGATGATATTAAAAATTCAGTAATTAAAACTCTTGCAATTGCTGGTGGTATATTTGGTGTTATTAATTTTGGTATAGGTAGAGTTATTGGAACTATTACTGGACTTGTAGCAAAAATTGGAAAATTTATAGTTGGTGGATTAATAATCAAACCATTCCAGACAGTTGCGACTGGATTGAGGAATGTTCTACCTGGAAGAACTGTTGCACCGCCCAAACCTCCAGGACCTAAAGGACCTGTTAAAGGTCCAAATTTTCTTGGAGGAGCACTCAATTTATATACAGCATTAAGAAATTATGGTAATGGTGAAATTACTGATACTGTTATGCAGGGAGTGCTTGGAGCATTATTACTTACTCCTGCCGGAAGATTGGTGAGTGCTGTTAGAACTCTTCTTGGTGTTGCAGTTACTGCAGATGAAATTGCAGAAGTTTTTGGTTCTAATATATTTGGGGAAAATCCAGATACTTTAAAGAAAGCAAAGCAAGTAAAGGAACTAGCAGAAAAAGAGGCACAAGATAACAAAAAAAATAAACTTACAGCATCTCCACTTAAAAAACCAGAAGCACCAAAACCAGAAGATGCTAAACCTGCTCCAACAACTACTATGGTTCCTCCTGCAAGTAATTTGCAGATTAATCCGCCAACATCAACACCATCATCAACTTCTGCGACTACACCACCATCTACACCAACACCATCATCAACTTCTGCGACTACAACACCAACATCTATACCATCAACACCAGTAGCAACCTCTACACCAACATCAGCAGAAAGTTCTAAACCTGCACCAGTACCAAGTTCTACATTACCGCTAGTTCCAGCACCAGCAGAAACTTCATCTAAACCTTCTATTCCAATAATAACACCTGCAGAAACATCAAAAGTTCCAACTTTACCATTTAATGTTGGACCAGAACCTGAACCAAAACCAAATATTATATACACATCTTCTGGTTCTCCTACTCCACCACCACAGCAACCATTGAAGAGTGGACCTGCAAGTGATGTTCCTGCCATTCCTTCATCTAATCCTGATAATTTCTATACATTATATTCTCAAATTAATTATAATGTGGTAATATAATATGGCAATTGCATCTTCAATTAATTTAGATAAAGTATCAAGCGGAATTAAATCCCTTAATACTGGAATGGGACAATTGAAAAAATCCGCAGATACTGTAAAAACTGTTACTCTCAATAGAACAACAATAAAAAAAGAATCTATTGCTAGGAATAGAATGCTCAGTACTATGAGAGAAGAATCAGTTAGAAGAAAAGATCAAGAAAGTGTTATTGAAGCTTCTGGTATCGGTGGAGCATTTAAAAGAGCAGGATCAGTAATTGCCGATAGTACAAAAGGATTTCTTGGTAGATTATTAGATTTTGCATCTAGTCTTTTACTTGGTTGGTTGCTTTATAATTTACCAACAATTATGACAGCAATTGAAGATTTGATTATTAGAATTAGATCTTTATATGGTATATTAACTGAGTTTATGACAAATATTAAATATACATTTCAAAGTTTTGGACAACTTCTTTCTGCAGTATATCAAGATATTATACACTTTGATTTTACTGATCAATCAAAAAGAGTTCAGAATGCAATGAATGATTTGAATGTAAATCTTGAAACAATGCAAGATCAATTCATGCAAGGATTTGATTTACTTAAAACTCCTCTTGGAGAAGGACCAGGAGAAGAACCACCCGCACCATTGAATACTGATTATACTCAACCTGGTCCTACTACTGGCGGTGGACAAGATCTTTACACACTTGCAACAATAGTAAATTTAGAAAGTGGATCCTCACAAGGACAAGCAGATGTTGCTCAGTCAATTTATAATAGAATGAAAAAAAGTGGAAAAGGTGTTGTTGATGTAACTACATCTCCTGGTCAATATGAACCTTTTTTTGGAAAGGGTGGAGGTATCGATCCAGCATCAAAAAACATTAAAACTTTTGATGATGCTGTAAGATATAGAATGAAAAAAACTGGAGAAAATAGAGCAACAGCAGAAAGATCAATTCTTGCTACAATTTCCGCAATTCAAGATCCAAATAAGCAAGCATCTGCTAGGCAGTTTATTGGGACAAGAACAAGTTTTAGAGGAAGTCCACAAAATACCGGAATTACTTTAGGGAATGTTTCTTGGAGAGGAAGTAGACTTGATAATCAGTTTTTAAATGAAGAGGTTGTTAGTGGTACACCTGGAGCTATACCATCTTTTGTAAGTTTTCCCACAAAAACAACTCAAATATCGCAACCTCCTTCGGGAAAAGGTGGTAAAGTCATCGAATATCTTACTGGAGATAGAACACATAAGAGGTATAGAGCAGATCATGGTGCAGGAAATTATCATGATCATGTTGCATTTGATAGTCAAGCGACAAGAGATGCTGCGATAAAATGGTTAAGAGGTAAAGGATGGGTAGTTGGATCAATAAACACTGGTAGACATGCTGAGGGTTCTTTTCACTACTCAAATCAAGCATTTGATATTCCATTTTATCCCAACCAATCTAAAAAAGGTGTTACTGATGATGCAAAAGGTGAAACTATCTTAAGTTCTAGATTTAGAGCAGACTTAATTGCTGGTGGATTTGGTGGGCCTCAACTTGGCGGTTCTTCAATAGCACCGTCACCACCAGCACCAGCAAAAGTATCACCAAAAAATCAACCAGGACAAAATGTTCCTTCAGTTTCTCAAAATAGAAGAGGTCAACAAATTCTGGTTGTAGATGATCGCCAACCACCTATACCACAACAAGTTTCTGCAGGTAGTGGTAGATCTCAACCACAACCAATCCCCGCTGAAGATTCGTTAAATAGTCTTATTAAGAATCAAATACTTCTAGAGTTAGCGTATACCTAATGGCAGCAATTAATAAGTCAATTTATGAAGAATTGACAATAGAATCAAACGATCAAAAAAGAACCGCTGATATTAGACTGGGTGCTGTATCTGTTGATTACTATGAGGACATTTTTTCTCCAACAATTACGGCAAAAATTAGAATAGTTAATACTGGAGATGCTATTCAGGCACCTGACAAAGAAGGAAATCCTGATGGAGAAAAGCAATCAATTTATAATGGTCTTCCTCTTCGTGGTGGTGAAAGAGTTTCATTAAAGATTAAAGGAAATTCTCCCAAAAATCCAGGATTAGATTTTGCAACAAATGAAAAGGATTACTTATATGTTTCAAGTATTACTGATATTGTAACAGAATCTCAGAGAGAAACATTTCTTTTGAATTTAACCTCCAGAGAAGCAATTACAAATGAAACTTCTAGAGTTGGGAAAAAATACAAAACAAGTTCAACTATTGATGCATCAGTAACAGATATTCTTAAAAATTATCTAAAGACAGAAAAAATTGGAACTATTGATAAAACGCAAAACAAATATGGATTCATTGGAAATCTTAGAAAACCATTTACAATTTTAGTATGGTTAGCATCTAAAGGAGTTCCTGCAGAAATTTCTGGAGATGCTACAGCAGGATTTGTATTCTATCAAACAAAGGAAGGATTTCAATTTAGATCTATTGACAGTTTAATTTCACAGAAACCAGATAAAATTCCATCATATACTTACACACAGGTCAATCAATCTGGAATTGAAAGAGATAATGATTTCAATATTCTCAACTATAAAACAGAAAGAAATCAAAATTTACTTGAAAAATTAAGATTAGGTTCTTATGCAAGTTATCGTATTTTTTATAACCCACTAACATTTGAATTCACTGATCCACAAAAAGGTACATTTACAACTGATGATTATGTAAGTGGCGTAAAAAATCTTGGACAAAAACTTGAATTGCCAAAAATTTCAAATAGTTCTAATGTTGATCTTGGGCACATACCAACCAGATTTTTAACGCAAGTTCTGGATATTGGAACAATGGAAAAGGATGTATCCACTGATGTGAACTCAGATCCTTTCAAATATCAATCTCAAGCGATCATGAGATATAATATGCTTTTTACTCAAACTTTAAGTATAGTTGTACCATCAAATACAAATTTAAAAGCAGGAGATATTATTGAATGTAAATTTCCAAAAATTTCAAGAGGAAATAAAGAAGAATATGATAAAGACCAAAGTGGTCTATATATGATAAAAGAACTATGTCATCATTTTGATACTGATGCATCATATACCTCAATGAAGTTGATTAGAGATACATTCGGAGCACATGGAACGAACGATAAATGATACAAGAATCTTTACTAAAGACTAATTTTCTAGGAAGAGACGGATTTCGCTGGTGGATTGGACAAGTTCCACCAGAAAGTGCTCATGGTGGGCAAATTAACGGAGCAGGATGGGGAAATAGATTCAAAGTTCGTATCATGGGATATCATCCTTATGATCTTACCGAACTTCCGGATGAAGATTTACCTTGGGCACAATGCTTACTTCCAACAACTTCTGGAACAGGTGCTGGAAATAATGCAACTAGTATAAAGATTTCTCCAGGAGATGTTGTTTTTGGATTCTTTTTAGATACTGATAATGCTCAGACTCCCGTAATTATGGGATGTTTTGGAAGAACTTCTCAGGTACTTACTTCTAATACTCCAGGAGCATTTCAACCATTCACTGGATATACTAGTAAAGTTAAAAAACCAAATGGTACACTGAAACCTGATCAATCAAACGAACAAAATGCAGAGTCTCAAAAATCTCCGAGACATGTATCTCCAGAACAAGCAAAGAATATTGCAGATGATGAGATTTCATATTTCAGTGCAATCGGTGATAAGATTCAACTTGCAAATACTGTAAATAATACAACAGTCAATAAAATTTCAACAGAGGTTGGGAATTTACTGAACAAAATTAAAGCACCTGCAATCTTCACAAATATTAAAAATGAAATTAATCGCGTAACTGATAAAATTCAGGCGATTACTAATGGATTGGTGGGTAATATGGTGAATAAATTATTCAAAAAACTTGCACCATTACTCAATCAAGGATTAAAATTATTATATCAGCAAGTCTACAATTTAGTTCTTCTTGCAACACAAAATCCTGCAATTGCACATGCAGCTGGAGTAGCAGCACAAAATGTAATGGTTCCTCCAGTAAAAGCATTGCAAGAATCAATTGTTTGTGTTTCTGGTTCTATTATTAGTGGATTGGGAAATGTTGTTAAAGAACTTCTTAATTCTATGGTTGATAATGTTCAAAATTTTGTAAGTTGTGCAGCTAATCAATTTACCGGAGCACTTGTCAACGATATCATTTCAAAAATATCAAGTGGATTAAGTTCTGCAATTGGAGGAGTTCAAAAGATTCTTCAATTTTTTCCTTCTTTTGGTGTTGATAATTTCTTAAGAACAAGTTCTGATTCAATTAAAGGCCTTGTTGGATTATTTGATTGTAATCAAAGTAAAGGAAAGGCAAACGGAATCGTTGATCAGTGGATAATTGGTCAAGGACCTTCAAATGTACCAGCACCAGATTTTAAAAAAATTCTTGAAAATGCAAATGTTGCTAAAGGAATTGGTCAAATACCTAATATTGAAAAAATCGCCTCAAATGATCAAATAGTTTTAGATAATTTCTTATCTAGTGTCATTACTCTATCTCCAATTAGTGCCACTACAAATACTATAACACTACCTAATCTTACCGGAATAACAACAGGAGGATTTATAACTTCTGGAACTGGCGAAATAATGCAAATTAATAGTTTTGATTCAAATACAAATGAAGTTTCAGTAACAAGAGCATATTCTGGAGTTGCTACAGATTATATAAGTGGATCATCATTTAACATTATTAATAATATACCTCAAGAATCTCTAACAAAATCAGTTACACCTTCAACATTCAATCAAAAATATGGAGTGTTTGATATTTTTAGTTCTGTAACAAGAAACTCATCTGCTAATGGTTGCTATACGGGAACACCTGCATCATGCAATCCTCCAGTGATTAATATTTTTGGTGGAGGTGGATCTGGATGTACTGCAATTCCATTACTAGGAGCAATTGTTGAAGGAACTGCAAGTATTATTGGAGCAAAAGTGACTAATGGTGGATCTGGATATAGATTCCCACCATTTGTAGAAATAGTTGATAATTGCAATCAAGGATATGGTGCTGTAGCAAGAGCAACAATTAACGATGCTGGAGAAGTAGACTCTATTTACATTGTATCTGAAGGGGAAAGTTATCCAATTGATACAATTCAAAATTATGTTGTAACTAATGTACTAATTGAAAATCCTGGAGAAAACTATACTCCAACTGATACTGTAACTGATAATTTTGGAAACAATTATCCAATCCAAGTATCTAATGGAATGATTGTTAAGGTAACTCCAAGCACTGATTCTACAACCCAAATAAATACCTTTATTGTGAATGATCTACCTATCCTTATAGTAAATTCTAAAACAGGATCTGGTGCTGTACTTAGACCAATACTTGATATAAGTAGCGTATCTCCTGCAGAATTCCAAGGTGAAGTTAAACAAAGTATCGATTGTGTAACATAAAATGGCAGAAAGACCTTTAGATAAACAAAACTGGCAAGGAAGAAGTATAACCAGTTTTGGTCCAAAATTTAGATTGGATATGAATAATCCTACGATGGGATTGAATGGTACTGATGTTTATAGTCTTTATGCAGTAACAGATAGTAAAGATGTTTGTATTAATGGGTTAAGTGAAGGTGGAACTTATAAAATTTATAATGATCATTCAATAGAGTTGATCGCAGGACAGAAAAGTCAATCAAATGGTGTAGATATTATAATTAGTGGAAGAAATGGTGATGTTTGTATCACAGCAGAAAAGAATGGAAGAGTGAGAATCCGTGCTCAAAATATTATGATTGATGCGGATGAAGATGTAGATATTAAGGCAGGAAGAAATATTATATTAGATTCTGGATCAGGAAGACTTTTGATTAAAGCAAATAAAGCAGATTGTGATGCATTGGATGGAAATCTTGCACCAAAAGGATCTAGTTTTGGAGAAATTGTTTTTGCCGGAACTTATGTTGGTGCGGATATTGTTACTAAAACATTTAGTGGTGGTGTAACTTCAATTATAGGACTCTAAAATGGCAGATATTTTAGTTACAGGTCAAGAAGCATATTTTAATGAAGACGCTAAATTCTTTAAAGATGTTTATGTGTATGGTAATTTATATGCTTTAGGTCAAGGCGGGGTTGGTGGAGTTGGGGGTGGAAATTTTAGTGGATCTGTAGTAATACCTGAAAATCTTTTTGTCGGAGGAATTTCTACATTTGTTGGAAAGGCTAATTTTCTATCTGATGTTAATATTGAAAATTTACAAGTTGGTATATTAACAGTAACTAAAAAATTTGATGTTGGAGTTGGTGGGACAGTATTAACTGCATCTATTGCTACTGGAAACATTGGAATTGGAACTTCTATTCCCAGAGAAAAAGTTGATATTATTGGAACAACATTAATTAGTGATAAATTAGGGATTGGCAATAATTCACCACAACAAGCTCTTGATGTTACTGGAACAGCATTAATTAGTAGCAGATTAGGAATTGGTAATAATTCACCACAAGAATCTCTTGATGTTAGTGGATCGGCATTAATTAGCAGTAGATTGGGAATTGGCAATAATTCACCACAACAAGCTCTTGATGTTACTGGAATAGCATTAATTAGTAGCAGATTAGGAATTGGTAATAATTCACCCCAATATCCTCTTGATGTCACTGGTGATGCAAGAATTTCAAGTCAATTATATGATTCAACAAATAGTTCTGGAGTCATTGGAGCATTTTTAACAAAAGATGCTCAAGGAATTAAATGGACTCCATTTGAACCTTCTTTTGTTGAGGGTATTTTTGTTTATAATGAGGATGTTTTAGTTAGTGTTTCATCTTTTAGAGGTTTAAACTTAAAAAAAGGGAGAGGGTCTGGAATTACTACAGATCCAATTCAAGGATTTGTAAATCCAACTAGTCCATCAATTGCTGATGTTTATGTCTATGATTATTGGGATAATGTTGAAGGAACTACTACTATTTACAGAAATTCTTATGTTGGAATCGGAGGTTCAACTCCAAAATTTGATTTAGATGTTTTTGGATCTGTAGGTATATCTTCACTTTTAATCGTTGGTGGTGCTACTTCTCTTTCTAGCACTTTAGATGTAACTGGTATCACTACATTAAGAAGTCAATTGATTGTTAAAGGTCCTACAAATCTTGAGAAGACCTTAGATGTAACTGGTATCACTACATTGAGAAGTCAATTGATTGTTAAAGGTCCTACAAATCTTGAACAAACTTTAGATGTAACTGGTATCACTACATTAAGAAGTCAATTGATTGTTAAAGGTCCTACAAATCTTGAGAAGACTTTAGATGTAACTGGAATTACGACTTTAAGAGACCAATTAATCGTTGGTGGCGCTACAAGTCTTGCTAGTACTTTAGATGTAACTGGAATTACGACTTTAAGAGACCAATTAATCGTTGGTGGCGCTACAAGTCTTGCTAGTACTTTAGATGTAACTGGAATTACAAATCTAAAGGATCAATTGATCGTTGGTGGTGCTACTTCTCTTTCTAGTACTTTAGATGTAACTGGAATTACGACTTTAAGAGACCAATTAATCGTTGGTGGTGCTACTTCTCTTGCTAGTACTTTAGATGTAACTGGAATTACGAATCTAAAGGATCAATTAATCGTTGGTGGTGCTACAAGTCTTGCTAGTACTTTAGATGTAACTGGTATCACTACATTAAGAAATCAATTAATCGTTAAAGGTCCTACAATTCTTGAACAAACTTTAGATGTAACTGGAATTACGACTTTAAGAGACCAATTAATCGTTAAAGGTCCTACAATTCTTGAACAAACTTTAGATGTAACTGGAATTACGACTTTAAGAGACCAATTAATCGTTGGTGGCGCTACAAGTCTTGCTAGTACTTTAGATGTAACTGGAATTACAAATCTAAAGGATCAATTAATCGTTGGTGGTGCTACAAGTCTTGCTAGTACTTTAGATGTAACTGGAATTACAACTCTAAGGAATCAATTGATTGTTAAAGGTACTACAAATCTTGAACAAACTTTAGACGTAATTGGTATCACTAATCTAAAGGATCAATTGATCGTTGGTGGTGCTACTTCTCTTGCTAGTACTTTAGATGTAACTGGTATTACTACATTAAGAAACCAATTAATCGTTGATGGAGCGACATCTTTAAATTCAACTCTTCAAGTTGGAGTTGGGGGAACAGTTATTACAACTACTGGAATTGGTTCTGTTGGTATAGGAACCTATAATCCAGAATTTGATATTGATTTGGCAAATAGTGTCAAATTCAGAAAAGCGATAATTGATAAAAATAATAAGGTTGGATATGATACTAATTTCTATCAAACTCCAAGATCAGTACTAACACAAGTTGGCATAGATACTGCCGGAGAAATCATTGGAGGTAGATTTTTTGATGCTGCAAATATGATTCGTTTGAATCTTGATTATATTGCATCAGAGGCAGTTGGATATATTACAAGTACGGACTATAAAAATCCAGCATTTACATTAAATTCTGGAGATTATACTTCTTGTAAAGATGATATTAAAGATATTCTAAAAGCAATTACGATTGACATTACAAAAGGTGGAAATGTTCAGTCCGTAGGTGCTGGTCGTGCATATCATGATGGAAATACTTTATTTTCTATTGGAATTACTACTACAATTGCTACAATTGGTGCCGCTGCAACTGTTACAAAATATGTAATTAATAATGTCTCACCACCAAAATCATATCAAAGTGGTGTGGGTAGTATTCGTCAGGTAAGAGATTTAACTTTACAAGAAGATAATGGAAGTAATACAAATTCAACTGGATGTTCAAATGTAGTATCTGCAATTTATACATGTGCTGGTATTGTAACCACAATTATTGGAAATGGTCCAAATGCAGTACCGATTAATAATCCTGATGGAAAGGTAATTTGGGCACCAGCAGGAGCAGACTCTAGAAATCTAATTTGGGTTTCTAAGTATGGTAATGATGATAATGGTGGAAAGACTGAGGGTGATGCAAAACTCACAATTGGTGCTGCTTGTGAGATTGCTGAACCAGGTGATACTGTTATGGTTCGTTCTGGTGTGTATTATGAAAATAATCCAATTGGATTAAGAACAGATGTATCTGTAAGTGGACAAGATTTAAGACTTGTTACTGTTGTCCCTAAAAATTTGGGTAAAGATGTTTTCCATGTAAGAAGAGGATGTCTGATTGAAAATATGAACTTTGCATGTGAAACTGGAGAATCGAATATTGGAGGAGGAGCACTAGCATTCCCACCAACAACTATTGATATTTTGGCAGGAAAATCTTATGGTGCAGTAACTGGATATACTGCACCTGGACCTGCAAATGAAGGACCAAGTGGAAGATGGAGATCTCCATATGTAAGAAACTGTACTAACTTTATGCCGTTTAGTATTGGTATGAAAATTGATGGAGATCATTCAGTTTCTTCTACAATTGGTGCAGATCTTAAATGTATGGTGTGCGATTCGTTCACACAATACAATGAAGCAGGTATTGGTGTTTCAATTACCAATAATGGATACGCACAGTTAGTCTCTATTTTCACAATTAACTGTGATAAGGCAATCTATGTTGATACTGGTGGACAATGTGATCTTACAAACTCCAACTCATCTTTTGGTAATTATGGTCTTTATGCGGTTGGTTTAGGTAGAACAGAATTTACTGCAAAAGTAAATACATCTACATCTGCAGAAGAAGATACAATCGTCTTTAAAGAGGTAACTGACGGAACTCAAGTAAGAAGACCTTATGATGGGCAGGCATTATGGTTTAAGATTAATCTTGCAAATTATAATACTGGTCAGACTGGAATTATTACTGCACCACTACAACAATTAAATAAAATTAATATAATTAATACTATTCCTGGATATAGTCCAAGTGCTCCACCAGATGTTACCATTTATGATTATAATACCAATAGTGAAAATCCATTAGGCCCAGAGGGCATTATTGCAGAATTGTCTCCAACAATTAGTGACGCTGGAGAACTTATTGCCGTTGATGTTATTGGTAGTGGAAGAAATTATCTCCCTTCTCAAGATATGAGAGTTAGAATTAATGGAGTTCCTACAAATAATTTGGTTGCGGTAATGGAACCAATTTATTATACTGTTTCTGAGGCGACACCTCCAACTAATTCTGGTATCACAACTGTTACTCTAAATGAATTTGTTCCATATCTTGTTTATGCTGAAGATGCAATTGATATGAGAAGAATTAGTCGCATTTTGACAAGTTCTCACTCTTTCGAATATATCGGTACTGGCACAGATATAAATACTTCAACTCCTTTGAAGGGTGCTGTGCCCATCAAAGAGAACGAAATTGTTGCTCTTGATGGCGCTCAAATACCTTACACAAGTACTGACCAAAAAGGTAATTTTAATATTGGTGAAGGTATTCAAGTAGATCAAACAACCGCAACAATTCGTGGAAGAGACTTTAGTAAAGCAATTCAAGCACAAGTAACACCTTTAATTCTTGCATTGAGATAAAAAATGGCAGTCGCACCAGTTAATAGATTTTTAACATTTTCAGTTCCTGTTGCTCCTGGAGAACAGGTAATTTATTCAACTCCTGTAGGCGTATCTGCAATTCTTTTGTATGCTCAAGTTTCAAATGTTGGATTGAATACATATCCTACAATTACATTTACACATAGAAGAAAAACTAATAGAACTGGAAATATAAGAAATACTAAAATTGTTAAAAATGCAGAAATTCCACCAGAAGATGCGTTAGTAATTATAGATGGTAGATATGTTTTGGAAAGAACAGCACTTATTTCAGATTCTATTGTGATTCAAGGATCTCAAGCAGGTATTGTTTCAGTTTATGATTGTACATATAATAATATAACAGGAGTAACTACTGTTACTACTTATGAAAATCATAATTTTTCTGTAGGCGATGAAATTACGATGGCGGGTTTAGCGTTCACATGCAGTTCAAGTCCCACTATTGGAATTACTACTACAATATTTCCATCCCCACAATCTTCTTTTACAGTAACTAATGTAGGAACTTCAACAGTATTTACAACGAATACTGGAGTCATTGCTGGTATTGCTCATACATATGTTAGTGGAGGAAAAGTGGGACCATTACAAATGGAGTTTACTTGCAGTATTCTTGAAAATAGTAATGTATAAAAGATGACAAGATATATAAGTGGAAAAAAGAGGGTAACTCCTTTTTTAGGACTGAGTACAAACCGAAACAGATATCTTGGATTAGAACAAGCAGAACCTAATCTTGGATATCCTGGAGAAAAGATAGTACCTGGATCGTCAGTATATTATTCTTTAGTAACAATTAATAATGGAACAGTATACGACAGATATTGGATAGAACCTGGAATATATGTTCAAGATGAAAATAATCTTATAGGTGTAGGTAATACTTTTTCTAAATTAAATTTTGTTGGAGCTGCTGTTACTGTAACTGGTGAAGGAAGTACGGCAAAAATTACTATTTTTGCTCCAGGAGATGAAAAGCAAGTTATTTTTAACAATTCTGGGGAATTTGCTGGAGCATCTCAATTATATTATGATAACTCAACAAATAAAGTTGGGATAGGTACTTCAATACCAACTGAAAGTTTACATATTCAAGGTTCATTTAGAATTACTGGAGAATTTAGAGATTCTCTGAACCAAGTAGGTGCGGCTAAATCAGTTTTATTATCTACAGGATATGGCGTTATTTGGTCAGATTATGTTCAAGGTGTGCAGGGTACTCAAGGAACTCAAGGTACTCAAGGTACTCAAGGTACTCAAGGTACTCAAGGTACTCAGGGCAATCAAGGTATTCAAGGACTTCAAGGTACTCAGGGCAATCAAGGTAATCAAGGTATTCAAGGACCACAAGGAACTCAAGGACTTCAAGGTACTCAGGGTCTTCAGGGAACTCAAGGTCTTCAGGGAACTCAAGGTACTCAGGGTACTCAGGGTAATCAAGGTATTCAAGGACCTCAAGGACTTCAAGGTACTCAGGGTAATCAAGGACTTCAAGGTACTCAAGGTATTCAAGGTATTCAAGGACCTCAAGGTACTCAGGGACTTCAAGGTAATCAAGGAATTCAAGGAGAACAAGGTATTCAAGGAACACAAGGACCACAAGGTCTTCAAGGTACTCAAGGTCTTCAAGGTAGTGGAGGACAAGGACCACAGGGTTCTCAAGGACTAAGT